AGTTGGATTTTCGTCTTCTTCCCATTCTACAGAAGCAGATGATGCAATCTCAACATCATATCCTATTTCAACAGGTTTACCCTGTCTGTTTAACGCTTTTCCGTGGACGTTGATAGTGCCATTGTATTCAATACTATCAGAACTCGTGTCAAAGTCACCGTAAAAATCCTGTATGGATAAATCAGAGACTTGATGACTTTCAGTTAACTTTTTTTTTTGAGCTGCGGCTTCGTTAAGATAATTTCTATAGCCATAAACAAGTTCTTTATGAACTTCGGCTACCTGCATCTTCTTCTGTTCTGGATTATCGCCCTGACGTGCGCCAGAAGGACCTACCTTTCTTACAACAGGACTATCAGCACCATTTGGAAAGAAATCATTGCCCGATGCATTATTAACATCATCGTAACCATTATTTAAATCCAGAGCTTCTTCGAAATCATCGTGTCCACCATAGTCGCCATAATCTTCATCAGATCCGTGACCTGCACTTGCTAGAGCATCGGCATCATCGGACATATCATAGGAACCCTGTGGTTCTCCATCGCCCATGCCTTGTTCTTCGCCGCCAAAAGAAGACATAATTGCTTCTTCAGCTGCCATAAGATCTTCCTGACTTACGCCCTGTGATTGCAATTCGCGCATAACAACTTCCATTGCTTCTTCAGGTTCAACAAATGAATTTGTTAATTCGCCGAAACGCATCATTGCCCATTCACCTGCTCTAGAGCCTTCGCTTTCGTCCATACATCCTTCTTCTTGTGTAGGTGGTGTGCGACCACTATTCTTAGCTAACATTTCTTTGCTGCTAATTTTATCTTCATAGTCATGACGCTGAACATCTTGAGGTGTCAAAGGTTTCTGACCCTGTGCCTTACGCCACGCGGTTGGAACTTCGTATGTACCTGGACGAACACCTTCATCCATTTCAGTACTCTCTTCTTCCTTATGCTTCATGGCATTGCTTAATTGTTTTGTACCGGTATCGGCCTTATTGAATTCTTTGGCTACACTTGCATCCATACCAGTCTTTTTAGCAAATTTAGGATCGTGAGCTGCTGCTGCCATAAAACGTGCTTGTTTTTCAGATTTAGATTTTTCATCTAATTGCTGGCCTACGCCCGGAATAGATACCACACCTTCCATAAGGTTAATTAGTTGTCTCATGCTTTTCATTATAGAACTCCTACTTTCATCAAGTTAGGCTTCTTAACACGTCCGAAAAGCCCTACATCGTCTTTCTTTAAATTCTTTGGATCATTGAACTTATCATAATCCTTCGGTAATGTAGAGTGATCAGTCTTCTCCAATGGACTCAATGGATTCACAACTGTTGTTACTGATCGCTCCTTACTAACCTTCTCAAGTTCCTGTAAGAAACTTGTGTTATATTTTTCACCATAAGGAACTGTTTCTGTTTCCTCGTAATCACTACCTAAACTTGTTTTATACTTCTTCTTAAACTCTGGAGAATTTCTGTCTAGATACAAGTCTGTTTCGATTTGACGTGGATCATTGTCAGAATATACTGCTAACTGGGCTGGTGATATTCCCATATTGTTACAAAGGAATGTTCTAAGAAAGTCTAACGAAGCAGGATATCCCATTGTAAGATCACAAGTGAATACCGGTGTGTTCTTTATATTAGGAAAATCTAGTGGACTCTCTTGAATTGGTGTTTTTCTAAATGCCGATGCCTTTACTAATTCGTACTTCTTTAAGCACGACTCGAGCATATCGATCATCTCGTCGGACATTTCTTGTACGGCAAATTTCAAGACATAATTATAATCTGTCTTTGTTTCTGCAACGTATGATGTGAATGATTTCTTTTCTGCCATATAATGACTCCAGTGATACGACTATTTATCAGAGTTTTCTGATTTACTAGACACTATATATTTTAGGAGTACGTTTCTGTCGAATTCAACGCCACCAGCCTGTTTACGTTCGCCGTTGCCCTGTTCTAAATCAATCTGTTCAGCGCGAACTTTCTTAAGTTGAAGCTCGATCATTTTTAATTTCTTATCTGCTTTGGCATTTTTAGCATCCAATGCTGTTTTTAGCATCTGGCCTGCTACTTCATAGATCTTTCCGGCATGCATATCCGGGACATTGCCGCCAAGTGCGATTAGATCATTGAATGTGTCTACTGCCTTTCTGGCAATATCATCCATATCATTATCGTGTGCGTCTAAACCGACAACAGGCGGTAATGCAAAATCTACCTTCTCTGCTGTAGAAAGAGCCGAACAAATGGCACTTGCTTCAATTAAAAGCTGCTCTCTAGATTTTGCAGGTAATTCTTCCACTACCGCTGGCTCTTCAGTGGGCGGTAAGTTAAAAAAATCTTCCATTTTTTTAGTAATTTTGAATCTCCCTATCCATCCAGACACGCTTTCCTTCGACAAGCTTCCGTGTTCTACCTCTATTATGTTCTCCATATTTTATCATTGTCAGCGTGCATCGATCTTTCCTATCTTGTTCTGCCTGTAATAATTTAGGCGTTTTTGTCTTTTTGACACCAGTTGTTGATTTACTTATTCTTTCAGCTCGTTCTTTAGTATAACTATCGGGATTACACATACTCCTCAATAACCAGTCTTTTTTCTCTTCAGGAGATTTAATTGCCCAACGTTCCTTAGACGATTTTGAAATTATTTCTCTAACTTCATCAGTATGAAACTTGAGATAACCGGGGTGTCCTGTACGTGTCAATGCTGCCCGTTTATGACTTTCCATACGAGTTTTATTACATTTTGATGTATTAATTGATATAATTCTCTTTGTTTCCTCTGAGTGACGATAACCTTCAGCACCATCACCGCCATCTGTCATATTTCGTAGGATACCTGTACCTATATCCTTCCTGCCATACCAACGTATCAAACGACGCTCTATTGCAAGGGCGCCGATGTCGGTTAGATTAGTTTCTAAGAAAACTATTCTAGATTTATCCTCTGGTATACCAATTCTGTGATTTCTATCATAGATACGTTTACCAGTTCCTTTACCGATATAATATGGTGTTAGGTCAGTCTTCCTTAAATATGCATAAACATAAAATCTCAATTTCTTAGTCATCAAGCTTTACCTTTCGGGTTATTAAAAATATTGCCTTCATTCATAACCCTGAATGTCATACCATGATGCTGAGCAAACGCTTGCGCTGCTGCCCATTTGAAAGTATTCAATGCGACCGCTGCCTTAGCCTGTTGGGACTTTGCTTGTTCTAAGAAAGTCTCCTTGGCTGGCTTTACTTCAATAATCTCTGCTTTCTGATTACCTTTAGCATCCACATAAGTAACTACAAAATCAGGCACATACACAGTGTACTTACCAGTAAATGGATTTTGATATGGGATTTTTAAGGATTCACTTGCCCAACTTGATATATTTGGGTTTGTATCGAACATAACCATTACTTTATGTTCCCAGGAAGAACGAAATATTATAGGATAGGTACCTACATATTTGCTAGGATTTATAGGTTTATATTGACCTTGTACATATGATCTCATGATATCCTTATGCCAGTGGATCTACTAATACCAATTGTGGGATATGTCCGGTGATACGCCACATAATATTGCCGCTATGAAGATCTTCTGTAAGTCGTGGATTATCATTCATTACATCCTTAATTGTAAGCAATGCCTCTCTAAGATCCTCATCCTTAACAGCATTGGAATTTTTCAGGCCTCTTTTTAATTCATGTCTAATAAGATCGCCATACATATCAGCTAATTCAGAACTATCAAGTTGTTCCTTATCTTTTATATCTTTTCCAAACATGTGGTCACATAGAGATGCCATTAGATCCTCGTTTCCTAATATTTTCGGCGATGTAAATGGTATTAATTTTTCCATATTCACACGATAATGAAGTTTACCATCTTCCCCTTTCATTATCTTTAAATCATGTATTACTGGAAAATATGGATTATTTACGCCTTGCTTTTTATAATGATCTACCATAGATAGCCATGATAGGTATCCATCTTTCTCAATCTTATCTACTGGAGAGATTCGTGAATTATCATCGAATTCAGCAGCCTTGCCTATCTTTGTTATTTGATTTAATCGTTTAGGGGAATCTGTGGCATATGCGGCACCAAATGATCCACTACCCTTATATCTCGGTTTAATTGCCTGCTGAATACGACGGGAATATTGGCCTGCACTTTGATTACTTTGTTTCGGCTCAAAGTCTATTAATTCATAAAGTCTCATATTTAAGACCTTATTTGTTTAGATTGAAGACTATTTCTATTACTAACACTGGTGGCTGTTCCCACCTGATTTGCCGGGTCTCTAAGTGCATTAAATGCTGTATATGAATCTGGAGATAATGTTGTCTGGCCGTTGACTTCTGATGCTACTAATAGAGCACCCGGAGTAATACCTAATATATTTGCTATATCAATTGCCAACCCTGTCATTGTATCTGCATATAGTTGAGTTGCACCACGTGATAAGAAATAGCACTTCGTCGAATCATATGATGCTGCAGAAAAACTTCCTACAACGCCTGCACCTAATGCTGCTTGAGAATATGATCCCGGACTCGGAAATACTGTCGGACCGGTGGCGTACTTAAATGTATTTGTTTTACCCTGAACTGTTCTCTGCGTACCTAGATAGGTAAGCATCTGAGAACTAAATCTACCAATAGATGAGGTATTCGCTACTGCCATTATGGACCACTTGCCCTATCCATATCTGGATACATAGGCGGAATAGTCTGAACTCCACTCTGTAAATTAAGAGATTTAGATCTTGAAGCTGCTGTAGACCCTGGTGTGCCGCCGGCCATGTTTTCCATTGCAGCGGTATTATCAAACGGTCTTGTTTGTATAGCAGGCATATTATAAGGCTGAGACGAGGGAGTTCCTATACCCTCACCTGTTAAATTATAGGATCGAGAACGCTGATTCTGATCTACCGGTGCTGGTGGCGAAATGTCTACTATACCACTTAAGGAACTGGAACTCGGTGGAGGGCCAGCATTTGGAGTAAGCGACGATGAATACCCCTGAATCGTTACCGGTGGAAGAACATATGGGTTCGTTACCGTACCCAAATCTGTCTGCACGTTATTTCCTATATTCTGCGAGTCAGCACCATCTGGTATCGAAGGATTTGGAGATTCAATAAAATCTGGATCAGATTGTGTAAATGAGAGATTAGATAACTCTAAGAAATCACCATGTGTAAATTGTTCTATGGTAGAAGAATTATTTGGTTCTCCACCTTCTAATTTCATATTCTGTATCGTATAATATGCGTATTCATATTCCCAAGTGAATGTTAGTTCAAGTGTTTTATCACCAACAGCATAACTTAAAACATCATGTGTAAATGCCGATATACGAGGATTCACTAATGTAACTTGATTAAAACGACCGCCGTGAACCTGATATATATCTATCGTCTGAATTAGATTTCTTATATTCTGTACAGTAGGTAGATTAAAACCAAAATTATGATTATCTAATGTATCAGAAATAATATTCTGAATTGCACTCTTATCACCATTTGTATTTGTCGATGATTCGGGGCTGGGTGGTATATCTAATCTGCGCGGATCTCTTGCAGCAAAATCTGCCGAACCTCGCCCGGCGCCGGCGCCACCTGGTTCATTTTGATAAGTTCCGCCAAATGTGGGAATATCTTTAACTTGATTTTTGCCAGGTTCGTTACCATCGGCAAAATAGTATCTATAATACATATCCCAGAATGCCAATGTCTTACCATCAGCCACATCATGAAAGACCATCTTAATTGGTTCAAATGCTATCTTTGTCTGACTTATTCTTTTTCTATTATACTGATTTAACGGTGTAGATTCTATCTTCATACTAGGCATTTCTACTGTCTTTACTAATGGCATAAGTTGAGACAGACTGGCGCTATCAAAGAATCCCTGAATAAAATCCTTTGCTGTATCTATATTATTTAAGTTTATGTTGATATAATATTCAAACGGAAATCTAGGCTGATTTCTATATAGAGATTGAGCTGATTGATTGAAATTATACGCGGCATGGCGTGAGCTCTTTTCATAAAAGAACCCACTGCCAATAAGCGACGACTGTAAACGTGTGAAGCTAGGCACTAGCCACCTCCATACTTTCGAAATTAAGCGAAAGTAGTTCCACCAGTTGGGCTATACGGAGCAGCTATCTCTGGATATGGATTTCCACCTACTGTTGTTCCATTATTTGTATTTGTTCCAGCAAGATTTGTTGCATTATCGAAACGTAATGTCAATGTAACTTCCTGTGGATCACCGCTTGCATAATCAGCTTCGCTGTATTGTGCTGCCTGAATCCATACACCTTCAAGGAACCATGATTCTAATTCTTCATTGATAGTACCATCTAATGAATGAATTTCCATTGCAAACTTATAGTTAATACCTGCCACAGCACTTGTCTGTTCAAAGTGATTCATCTGCTTCTGTACCTGAGCACCGACAGATGATACAACTGAGTTAGTAAGATCATCACGTAACTTAATTTCAATTGCTTCAAAGGTATGCTTACCTTGAATCCATGCTACTGAGTTATATGAATCGAGTTTAACTTCATCATAAGTAATTTTTGGGCGAGTACATGTCATGACATTGGCTGTCATCTGACTCAAGCCAGTATTATCGCCAAATCCATACCACATAACTCTAAAACGATATTTTTGTTTAGGGTGTAAGATGCCCTGATTGACACCGCCAATCGGAACACCGAATTTAGACAATGTTGGGATTATATTTGCCATATTTTTCTCCTGCTGTAAAAGCTAATACTATTTATCAAATCTCCGGAATTTTTTTTCCGGCGTTTATTCCTGCGAAGTTAGTGATAACATACGATTCACCTATATCAATATTGCAGATATATGGTATAGCTGCATATCCCTGATAACCCCAACTAGGGCCAGATGAATTTGCAATAATCCATGATCCACCACGTATGTTATCATCATATCCTATAATAGTCACTGCATGTCCGTTTGATTGTTGTCTATTATCTAATCTATTAATCGGCATATATGTTTGCTCGTCTAGTGATCCTTTTATTTCCCAGAATAACTTACCTGTTCTTAATCCGATAATTACAGGAATACCTTGATTCAAATATTCTTTATATTCACTAGGAATTACTTCTTTATAAGATAATAATCTGTAATAAGCGGCGGCTTCGGTTGCTTCTAGATGTGGCTCCCGGTTTACTCTATTAAACGAGAAAGGCCAATATCTCTCTGGTGGAACTCCATATCTCATTAATGTATTTAGTGTTTCTTTTAAATCAACCCCTTTCAATCCTAATCTATCTTGCATTTTTCGAGTCATGTAATAAAGATATAGACGAGAAAAGTTCATTCTATTTCCTGTTGTTGCCATAATTATTTCGGCGGCAAGAAGAGTAGCGCATGCCGTACAACAATCTATATTTTGTTGAGGTTGAATATAATTTATATATCGTCTTAAAGAAACAGCCTGATCCATGCAAATATTTATCGGCAAAAAGAAACCTGCCGGAGCAGGTTTCTATTAAGTTAATTATCTACTTAAGGTGCTGATAAGCTAGAACCAGTATTCTTAATTCTAATTGGAATGTAAATAAATTCAATTGCCTTAACTGGCTGAATTGCAATATCAATCCATAGTTCGTTTCTGTCGATACGAGCCGGTGTGTTGTTGCTTAAATCGCAAACAACCAAGAAGTCGTATAAACCACGCAATGTAATAAGTTCTGACAAGAATCTATTGAATGCATCTAACACGGATTTACGTGTTATTGTATCATTTGGTTCAAATAAGAACGGTTGTGCAAGATTGTTTAACTGGTAGCGCAAGTAGTTTTCTAGACGAACTACGTTGATACGATCTGTTGCACTTGAATATGGCTGACGTGTCTTCTGTCCAAATACAACAATACCGCCCTGTGGCATTACACGAATTGGATTAATACCATTTTGATATAAGATATCGCGTTGGCCTTCATTCAACTTAACTGTAATAAATTGTCCTGCCGAGTTGACATAACCTACTGCTGATGCATTGTTAACAATACCGCGCTGTAAACCTGCTGGAGCGAACCATGGATAAGCAACTTGGTCATTATATGCAATTGTGCGAAGAGCCATGTGTGATGGTGGAACAACTACATCAGTTCCATCAACATTTGATGTCAATCCACTTGGATACCATGCACCAAAATACTTGCTTGCAGAAACAAGACCAGATGTACCATTGTCATATGCAATAGATGCATTCGTTGACCAGCTCTGAAGTGTTGTTCCCGATGGATTCAATGTAAATGGTGTGTCGCCTACAACGAATGCTGTATCCTTACGATCATCATTCAATACAAGCATTTCATCAATAGCTTCAACGAATCCCGGAGCAGCAATTAAGTTGAAGTATAGATCTTCTGCACGAATATCTTCATCCGAATTAATTACACCCTGGATTGCCTGTACAATAACAATTTGTTGCGCTGCTGCACCCATGTAAGGTACACCACCTGCATTATTACCGGATCTGTTAACCCAACGACCGGTGGAACCACCGTTTGTATTATCTGGAGATGCTGTCACTGTATCAAACACATATGGAGACTGCCAATCCTTAACAACATTTGTTGAATAACGTGTATTCCACAAAATAAATCCCTTTGGATACAATGCTGGTTGTGGGGCATCTGCATCTAAGTCTGGATAATTACCGCCACCATTGTTAGCGCCTGTACCAATTACACCACCTAATTTATAGAATGGGTTTGGACGAGCGTCCTGGAATATGATACCATTTGGTGTTGTCTGATCTGAATTATTTACTAATGTCCAAGCAGAGCCACTCCAACGGAATATAACTGGATAAGGAGAAACATCAGTTTGGACCCAAAGGTCGCCGGCAACTAATACTGGTACTACAAGATCACTACGTGGATCAGCTGGTTGAGCATACAATGTAGGATTACCTACAGTGCCAGGTAGTGGTGGTGTTGAAGTTGCATTCATTCCTGGTAAGCTGCAATTTTCCCAGTGATCGATGCCATCTGAAACTAATACGTCGACTACTGACAAACCATTGCTGTCTAATCCCAATAATGCATTAAACCATAATTGACCATTTGCAGGACCTTGTGTAGGAACTGTTTGTGATCCAACAATACCTGCCATCGGTGCCCATGGGCCAGTTGCGCCAGTTGATGTATAGAACCTCAATATATTTGAACCTGATGCAGCCTGAATATAAATCTGACCAGTTGATCCTAATGGATTTGTTCTGTAATATAAATTGGCTGCTGTATCATCTGCTAAAATTGGAGCTTCGACTTGCAAGAATGAAGATGTTGTAGCATCCATCTTACGTAGAACAAGATTTGCACCCTGAGCTGCTGAACCGGTCTTAACCCAATATCTTGGATCTGTTACGGTACTTAAATCTGGCCATACAGATTGAATAACAATACTATCTGCGCCTGTAGCACCACTTAATTGTGTCCAAACACCAGCTGCCTTAACATAGTAAGATAAGATACCATTGACCGAATCAAATGATACAGCATGATTTCCATTTGCACCACCAAATGGTACAATGTCATTGAATACTAAGTCAATAGTCACCGGAGCCCAGCTTTCGCCTACTACCAGACCTGGATGAGTGAATAAACCGTATGTCGAACCTGTAGCAGATTCATCTAACCAATATGTTCCAATTGCTGCTGGACTTGTTGGCTCAATTGGTGTTGCTTCCAATTGTTTCGTGTCAACGTCTGCACGTACAACACGGCATAGGTTAGAAATACCTAAATATGAGTAGGATGCAAGCAAACCGTAT